TCCGTTTAAAGATTATTATGGAGAAGGTAATATAAACCTAGGAAACATAAATAGTCGAATCGGAGTTGGCCTTGCATATGGCGCAAATACTAGAGGAGCTGTAGAAGTAAACGCGGTTGTAAATTTTAATGGAGCTCCATTTAATTACTTTATACCAAACGGCGTTATTCCTACTGGATATCCAATTGGAGTATTTGATTATTACACTGGAACAGATCTTTTTGGAATAAGTTATTGGGGCGTAGGTAGAATTATGGGTTCTGCTATACATATTTTTTCTGATGAACGTTCGAAAGTAATACACGGTGTTTCTAAGTCTAAAGAAGATCTGGATATACTAAATAACATTGAAATAACTGAATTTACTTACATAGATCCAGTAAAAGGAAATGGTAAACAGAAAAAAGTAATTGCTCAGCAAGTAGAAAAAGTTTATCCAAGAGCAGTTAGCACAGGACATGATGTAATTCCTAACATATTTAAAGAATCTGAAATAAATTCTGGAGTTATAAAGTTAGAAAACACTTGTGAAGTTGGAGATAAGATACAACTTATGTATGAAGACTCAAGTAAAGAGATAGTTAAAATTGTAGCACGTCATGAAAGTAAGATCGTTACTGATTCTAAAAGAAAAGGTAAAGTATTTGTATATGGAAACGAAATTGATGATTATAAGTCTGTAGATTATGACGCAATATCAATGCTTAGCGTCTCTGCAACACAAGAACTATATAAAATTATAAAAAAATTAAGTAAAAAAATAGAAGATCTTACAAATAAAGTAAATTCTTTAGAAAACAAGTAATAATAAACTTACACCGGCTCGGTTAAGAGCAATAAACCAAGTATAAACTTAAAACCAAAATTATGACGTTTTTTTATCAGACTAAAACGTGGAATAGTCAACCACAAATAACAGAAGAAACCATTAGCCTTTGGAAACATCTTTCAGAAAAGAAAAACTGGCGAATAACCCAATTACCAAATGGATTTTATCAAACTGAATACAAAGAACTTAACTGCGAGTGTAATTCTAACAAAGATAGTTGCGCTTGTGAAAAGTGGAACGATGTAACAAGGCGTGAAACTTTAGAAGGAGCAGAACAAGCAATTGATGCTTCGGTTGAGCATTACGCTAAAAAAATAGAATATATTGCAGGACCAAAGGTCGTTAAAACTTTTAAATAAATAAATCAAATTAAATTAAATTAAATCCTATGATTGTAAAAAATCTTAATTTTGGCTCTGAAGCCAGAGACCAGGTATTTAAAGGAATTGAAAAACTCACAAGTGCTGTTAGCTCTACATTAGGAGCTAGCGGTAAATGTGTGATTCTAGAAGATGCACAAGGAAACCCAATGATTACTAAAGACGGGGTAACTGTAGCAGATTCGATATTCTTGAGAGATCCTGTAGAAAATATTGGTGCAACTCTTATAAAAGAAGCAGCACGTAAAACAGTTAGAGAAGCTGGAGACGGCACAACTACAGCTACTATATTAGCTCATTCTATACTAAAAGAAGCTTATCAACATTTAGATAAGTCCAATAGTAGAGAAATCAAAGAAGGAATTATATCCGCTGTAGATAAAGTTGTAGACTACTTAAAAAGTGTATCAGTACCAGTTAATGATCGTATTAAAGAAATAGCTACAATATCTACTAATAACGATAAAAAATTAGGTAAACTAATTGAAGAAGCCTTTACAGCTGTAGGTAATACAGGTGTTGTTATTATGGAACCTTCCACTTTAGGTCAAACTGAAGTTGAGGTAGTAGAAGGTGTAGAATATGATAAAGGTTTGTTAAATGAAAACTTTATTACAAACAAAGAACAAGGAACATGTGAGTTAGAAAATCCTTTAGTAATGATTGTAGATTCTAAGATAGAGTCTGTAAGACAGGTTCAAACTGTTCTTGAGTACGTTATTAAAAACAATAAATCTTTATTCATTATAGGTCATGTAGAACCACCGGTTCTATCAGCTTTAGTAATGAACAAGATGAAAGGTAATATAAAAGTAAATGTAGTAGATCCACCAGTTTTTGGTGTAAGAAGAAAAGAAATACTAGAAGATCTATCTCTACTTACTAATGCTCAGATAATAAATGAAAACCTAGGTGATGATTTAAACACTATTGAAATAGACTATTTAGGAACATGTTCAAGAGTTACTACTGGTCAAGAACAAACAATTATTCAGGTGGAAACTATTTCAGATGAAATTAAAAACATAATATCTGATATCAAAGAAAAACTTACTAAAAAATTACAACCAAACGAGGTTGTTGGCTATGAGCATAGGTTAGCTAGATTATCAGCTAAAGTTGCTATAGTAAAAATAGGTGCTAATTCAGATATTGAATTAAAAGAAAAACAAGATAGAGTTGAAGATGCTATATGTGCTACAAAAGCCGCAATAAAAGAAGGTATAGTTCCAGGCGGAGGAATAGCTTTATTAAACGCTGCATTAAATATAGAAGAAACTAACTTAGGAGAAAAGATATTGTTGAAAGCAATAATTTATCCTTTTAGAATTATTCTTGAAAATGCTGGAATAACTCCAACAACACCGGATAAAAACGGTATGGGAATAAACGTGGTTACAGGAAATATGGTAAATATGATTGACAGTGGTATTATTGATCCATTGTTGGTAACAAAAAGCGCTTTAACTAATGCGGCTTCAGTAGCTACTACTATCTTATCAACTGATTGTGTAATTAATAATATGAGGATAGATGAAAGCAGTAGGTAGAAATTTAATTATAGATAAAATAGAACAGAACATTACAAAGTCTGAAGGAGGTTTACTTTTAGGTAAAACCGATAGAGAAGACATTAGATATGTTGAGGCTACTATAGTTTCAGTAGGAACTGAAGTAGAAGGATTAAAAGAAAAAGATAGTATATTCTACGACCGACATGCTGGTCACTTTATTGAGGTAGGTAAAAAAACTTACCATGTAATAAAAGCACAAGATGTTGTCGTTGTTTTATGAAAAAGCTAGATGCAAGAGATTTAAAAGATCTTAATTTGCTAAAACATTACCGTATAATACGAAGATGGGCTTCAAAAAACAACGATTTAACTGGTGCAGAACTAGAGTTACTTATTTACTTAGATTGTATTAGTTATTTTACAATTAACGACTTTAAGATGGGTGTGTATTCTTATAGTTGGAATAATAGAAGGTGGAATAAACTATTACAAGAAGACTGGATTAAGTTGTGGAGACATAGAAATAGAACTACACAGAAATATAATATTTATACCATATCATTTAAAGGTAAACAACTTATAAGTAGGATTTATAGAATAATGCTTGGTTTAGATGATATACCAACAAGTGAAAGAAGAAATAAATTAATAGCTGGAGATACATATACAGATAAAGTAATGACAACAGCTATATATAATGTTAATAAAGATAAAACTAGATGAACAATAAATCTCCATTAAATTTCTCAATGCCATCAGATCAAAGAAATATAGTTAGCGATTATATAGAAAATTCCACTGGGTCTTCACCCACGGAAATTATGGGTAAGTTCTATGAGGCCAAAACCGGTAATAAAGCCCCGGTAGATGAAAATGGAAATATGCTTCCGTTTGAAATGAGGAAAGGTCCAAAACAACTAGGCAATTATAATTCAGGTAACTATGAAGATCTTCTTTCGGCAGAAGGAATATCTATGGGTCAACAAGGACCAAATGAAATGATGGGAAATCAATCATTTGATCCATCAGGAATGAACTCAAGTGGATTTGGAAACGCTTCTGAGTATGGTAATCAATCTATGGCATTTAATTCTGAATCTAATGCACCGCAATCAAATGGTGCTAATCCTGCTTCAACTGTACCTATTACTACTGGAAACATGACGCCTCAAGTTCAAAACATATCACAAGGTGTGTTTGGAACAGCTTCCAACAGACAAAGATCTATAGCACCAAAACCATTAATAAACATTTAAAAAAATAAATTATGCACAACAAAAAATATGATCCATCAATGGAAAAATTAAAACCAGGAAGTAAAGTCGGTGTAGTAGGTGAATCTGCTATATGGGATGGTCCATTAGACCAAGTTGGAAGACTTCACGGCTCAGGTTCAAGTTCAGGTATAACAGGTATGCAAGTATTAAAAGATATTGCTCCTTATATTCCAGGACCAATAACACAAATAGCAAAAGTATACAAATAAAAATAAACAATAAAGATGGCACAAAATCAACCAACTAGCGCAGTAGCAGTTATTCCTAGTGATACAATTAATATACCTAAATCAGGTATTGTTACTTCAGGTACAAACACTGGTGGCGCGACAACATTAACAGATGCTGGAAATGACTTTCTTCCTTCTGCAACAAACCCACAAGGTTATAACATTAGAGGTGGTGATGTAGTAGTTTCTGCTGCTGGAGTAATATGTGAAATAGAATCAGTAGATGATGCTAACAATCTTACTTTATTAGCACCAGGTATTGCAGCTGGAGGATATGAAATATACAAAGGAAACTACACTGTAACAGATGGTTTTTCTAAAGGATACAGTCTATATGTTGGAACTGGTGGAGCTTTGGCTGTAATAACAGTTGAAGGGAATTCAGTTATACTAACTAATGTAGGTAATGCAAGTTTTATTCCTTTACAAGTTCAAAGAGTTTTAGTAACAGGCACAACAGCTGCTGACATATTAGCGTTACAATAGCATTATGCCAACTATATTAGGAAACGCAAATGCAATACTAGCTATACCTAATATATCAGGTAGTGGTGGAGTAATACCAACTGATTACATTATACAAGAAAATAATGTAGGAGCTGGAACATTTAGAATGCTTACGGAAGACGGAGTAGATCTAATGATTAGAGAATAAACAAAATAAAAAAATAATGGCAGATATTAAGTTTTCACAATTTACAAACCAAACAGATTACATTAATGTAGACGAAGTAGTTGGATATAACGGAGCAACTAACGTAAGAATAACTCCCGGTGACCTAATTAGTTCTTATTTACTAGATACTCAACTTGTTGGATTTGATAATTCAATAAAATTAGGTACTGTGGGAGCCAGCGCCAGTATTCAAGCAAATTTCAACGGTACTCAAGACTTGCTTTTCTCAAACGGCGGAGTCACTAATTATTTTAGAAATGTAGCATTTACACAGTCTGGAGATTTTGTTGTACAAAGTATAGGAAATGGAGATACATTGAGATTACTAAATGATCCTGCAGATCCAAATGTAGGACAATTAGAGCTTAGTAAATATGGAGTAGGAACATTTACAACTGGTACACCGGTTTATAACTTAGGTGTTGATGCTAGTGGAATAATAAAAGAAACTTCATTAATATCTGAAACGATAACAGGTACAGTAGCTTCTGGTGAAATACCATATGCTTCAGCAGCAAATGTTTTATCAAGTTCTAATCAATTAACTTTTGATCCAACTGGTACACTGGAATTATTTGAAGATGTTATATTTACTAAAAATAACGCTAGTAGCACTGGTTCACCTAATACAGTAACTAGTATGAGCGTAGGTACAGGCGCAGCGGCTACTAAAGGAGCTATCGAAGTAGAAGGTTTTATAAATTATGATCTAGGAGCAAATTTTAACTACTTTTTAGAAGGAGCGACTAACACTGAATGGCTGTATTTCGCAGGAGTAGGAGCATTTGATATAAGCTATTACGGTGAAGGTAGATTCTTAGGATCAGGTATACATATATTTTCTGATGAAAGAATTAAAAAAGATATATCAGTAAGTGACTCTAAAGAAGATTTAGAAACTATATCTAAAATTGAAATATCTAACTATAAACATATTAATCAAGCCCACGGTGATAGAGTTCATAAAAAAGTAATAGCACAACAAGTTATTAAACATTATCCAGAAGCAGTATCTATAAGTAAAGACGTTGTACCATGTATTTATGAAAAATCTACTATCGAAGATGGTATTATAAAAATAAACGTAGACAGTTGTGGATCTGACACATGTTGCAAGTTAGATGATAAAATAAAACTAATTTATCCTGATGGATCAAAAGAATTAGTTAACATAATAGAATCAGACGGAGATTCAATCAAAGTTGATTCAGATAAATCAGGTGAAGTATTTGTATATGGTAAAGAGGTTGATGATTATCATTCAGTTGATTATGATGCTTTAGCAATGCTAAACATATCAGCTACACAAGAACTATATAAAATAATAAAAGAACTAAAACAAGAAATTAAACTTTTAAAACAATAAACAAATTAATTATGGAAAAAGGACATCACGGTGAATATAGCGGTAACGCTAAACACTCAAGAGTTACAGCATCTAACTACAAAGCAAGTGAAAGAGATGACGCTGCACATATTGATTATTTAAAAAGAGACGTATTATATGATAATCACCACAGTCATAGCGATGCTGCAATGACAGCAGACGAAAAACATATATCTCATTTAGCAGGTGATATGAAGTATGATAAAAAACATCACGGGATGTCTAGAGAATCAGCTGACTTAAAAGATATGGCACTAATAGATATTGAAAAAGGTGATGCAGAAGGAGATATGAAAAAAGGTATGTCTAGAAAAGAAGATGGAAATGCTAAGGCTCTGAGAGAACAAGTAGAGAATTACCCAAGACCAATGCCAACTGACGCTCCAAAACAATTTACCCAACAAGCGTATAAGCGTTTAGGTAAGTCTTATGCTAACGAAGGGAACGTAGGTATGCCAACTGATGAATATGTAAAAAGTAAATATGAAGAGTATAGAGACGGATCAACAGGATCTCAAACTGCTCCTGGATTTGAAGCAAGAGATGGTGTGTCTAGAAAAAGTAGAAGTGAAAGACTAAGAGAAAAAGCTCAAAAAAGATCTGAAAGATCTGGCGCCGAATCAGGTGATTATGACTATGAAGATGCAAAAGTAGCACAAATGCTTGCAAAAGCTAAGATGTTAGACGAAAGAAGTGGAATGAAATCTACAGATGAAAGATCAAACGAGTTAAGAGATAATGAAGTAAATAGAATGATGGATGAAAGAAGCGATGGTATGAATAGAATGAGTAAATACGGAGGAAACAAACATGATTACCACAGACACATGGATGCGCAAGGTCATATGACTAAAGATGGCGTTGTTGGTGGTGGTAAATACGGTAAAGGTGGTCACTATAAAGATTACGAAGGTATGTCTAGAGATTCTTACGGTATGGAAAGAAAATCATGTGGAACTAAATATACAGGTGTAAGTAGATATTCATCTCCTGCAGCTTTTATGGGAATTAAAAGACCAGGAAGATGTACTCCATTTCCTAATCCTGATTGCGAACCAGGAACTCCACAATATAACTTAGCTAAAAGACTTAAGCCAGGAGGAGATTTATATAAAGGAAAAAAGAAATAATATGGAAACTTTAGACAAATTAAGAGGTAAATTTTTTAAGAATAAATCATTCAATGTTGGATTTAGCAATAGATCTCCACTTAACTACATAACTGGTAGTGGACCTGCTGTACCAGCGAGCACTGATCCAGGTATGAAGTCATTTGAACCTTCAGATTGGGGAGATGCTTATGATACTTCAGATGCAGTAAGAGCAGAAACTAAAGCAGAGATTGCTAAAGGTGAAGGTGTTGGTAATGCAGTTTGGGGTGGAGTTAAAATGTTAGCTGGTGGTGATAGTAAATTGGCTAAAGGCATGGGAGATGCTGAAAAACTAGTTGGCGCAGATGAAGAGTCTAAAAAATCACAAAATATGCAAAAGTTTCTTCGAGAAAACCCTAACGCTACTAGAGATGTGATAGACAAATACGAGGATGAACTTAATGGATTATAATAATAAAACAGTCATGGATCTGTATAAAACCAAAGAAATATAAAACAAACATTAACATTTAAAAACAAAAAAAATCATGGCAAATTGGATTAATTTCAACGTAGTTGGCGGTGTAACAGATGGTGCAGGTGCAACTCCAGCTCCACAGATGGACGGCGACAACTTAGTATTAGCTGAAAGCATTATTAATGTAGCAGCAGTAGTAAGTGGTGGTGGTGCTATCGTAGCAACATTAAACTTAGCTGGACCAGCAGGCGCAACAAGTTGTACAGTTATCTGTTCAACTTCAGCAGATGCAACAGACGCTCCAGACGGTAGCGTACCAGCTTCAGCAGATTACGTAAACAAAGTTAAAGGTGCAATTATCAGATCATTAACAGCTAATCCAGGTGGTGTAAAAGCTAACTGTGTATTACCTCAAGATCAAGCTGATGCAACTGCTCCTTATAGCCCAGCGCTTAAAGTGTACTGGAGAAGCTTCGTAGTAGCGTAATTATGAAATCTAGAGGGTTAGGCGATTCAATCGCAAAATTCACTGAACAAACAGGTATTAAGGCTGCTGTCAATAGAATGGCTAGCAGTCTTAATAAACCCTGTGGTTGTCAAAAAAGACAAGACTATTTAAACAATAAATTCCCTTACAATAAATAATATGACATTTAAACTAAATAACCCTCCTTATAAAATTGATAACACTCCCGTGTATCAAGTTGATCTAGGTGAAGGTATACTAGGTAAAGGAAATAAAAATGGCACTATATTAGTATCTGATAAAATAACTGATCCTAATGAGAGAGAAAGTATTATAGAACATGAAGCAATTCATGTTGATCAAGTAAAAAGAGGCGACTTAGATTACGATGATAAAAACGTTTATTGGCGAGGTAAAACTTATCCAAGAAGTAAAATGAACGAAGGTAACCCAGATTTACCTTGGGAAAAAGAAGCGTATAGCAAAACAGATCCATACGAAAAATATTAACATGGCATATATTCAAAAAAATAACATATTTCACGGTAATAAATCTATTGGTAGAAGTTCACCTTTAGCTGAAATACAAGATCCTGCTTTGGCGATTATTGCTAACAATAAAAGAATAAATAAAGAAATCCAAGCTAAGCGTTTAGCTTTAAAAGATGAAAGACAGCATGTTAGTGATGTTAGAGGTAATGTTAAGAGTGTTGTTAACGATGCTTTAGCTGGTAAACCTGAATATACATTAAGTAAAAATGATACAATAAGAAAAAATCATGAGGATATTTTAGGAGGAAAATTAGTAAAAAAATCTACTTTTGATTGGCTAGAAGGTGTAGACGGTACAGGAAGAGATATGTCAAAACCAGGTTGCAATAGTTATGCTTGTGCGATAGGTGGAGAAGCAGGTATGCGTATTCCACAAAACGAAAAAGGTGGTATTAATATATATGAAGAATCTGCTAATGGTGGCAAAGGAGGTAACGTGTGGTATGCATCAGGAGATCCAATGCCTATAGTACCTTGGAATCAAAGATTCGATAATAGAGCTACAGATTTAGGTTTTGAATTACAACCAGAAGGAACTACGCCTGAAGCAGGAGATTTTATCAGACAAGGTTATGATGAAATGAGCTACCCTTTTTCTAATGAGTATGACGATTATGGTAACCCGATGCCAATTGGTGAGGCAAGGCCAGGTACTTTTCATTCAATCATTGCTACTGACAGTTTAGAAAACGATGGCGTCGGCGCTTATAATAGAGGAAATATTTACGATGGAATACAAACAGATGAAGATCAAGGACGTGGATCATATTATATGAGAGACTCTAACTTTGATGCAGACACAAATGATAGAATACAAAGGTATGTTGGAAGTGAGCCTTACTTAAAAAAGAAATTAGATCAATTTAAAAGTGATGATAAAAATAAACTAAAAATGTGGAACACAGATCATTTAAAAAGTGATGTTGTAGATTTGTCATCTTCAAAAACACCATTTGATCCTTCACAACTTTTACCAATGAGAAAAAAATAATGAAAAATATAAAATCTAACAAAACCGGAGGTCTATTTTCTAAGTTAAATTCAATTTCATCGAAATTTTCTGAAAACACAGACAATACATTAAATAACACACGTGATCAGGTTAATGATTTTAGTGGTTATAGAGGAAAAAAAACATACAATGATGCTATGAAGACGACTACAAGAGTGAGTAGTCCTTCTTTTAATAATAATCCTAGAGACATGTATGGAAATAAAAATAAATATCCTTACTTAAATTCAAGGTATCATCAAAATGATCCTCAAGTTACAAATGTAAATTTTGATCCTAGGCGTGGTAATCCTGATACCCAGTCGTATCAAGATGATTTAGCGCGTTACAATAATTCTCAAAATTATTTACCGGGAAGTAAAGATAAATTAAAAACTTTAGAATTGCAGGCGGAGGCAAGTTCTAATATTTATGACAATCTTGACGAAGCAGCTTTAAGTGGCAATGAAGCTACACTTAACGCAGCTTTACAATCTGCTAACCAAGATTATAGAAATTTACCAAAAGGTGAAGGAGTTAATGAGGGAATAGTTGGAGAAAGACATTTAAATCATATTCTAAACCCAAGAGGAGGTTCAACAATGAGAGAACTTATGCAGCAAGGTAAAGGTTTACCTGACATAATTAATCCAGATGGTAGTGTTACAGAGTATAGACTTGGTAATAAAATTGTTCCAATCAAGGGAGCTAGGTTTCACACAAGAAATATGATAGAACGATTTATGGGTAGAAATAAACAAGCTGCAGGAGCGCAAGACTTAACAGATGGTATAAGACAGTCAAGACAAAGTATGAGCGATTTTAATCCTTCTGAGGGGTTAGGATTAGACGAAAGAAGTGGAGATTATAAAATAAATTTTGGTGGGCAGTAAAAAATTTAAAGATACTAAAATAGGTAAGTTTCTAGCAGGAACAGTGCCAAGTATAATTGATACTGTAGGTGATGTATTACCAGATGATGGAGTTTTTGGTTTAGTTAAAAACCTTATACACAAAGACCCGGCTTTACCGCCAGAAGATAAAGAAAAAGCTTTAAAATTAATTGAATTAGATTTAATTGAGATGCAAGAAATATCAAAGCGTTGGGAGAGCGATATGAAATCAGATTCTTGGTTGAGTAAAAATACGCGTCCTATGTCTTTGATTTTTTTAACTATATCTATGGTTATTCTTATATTATTAGATAGTTTTGAGTTAAATTTTGTAGTAAATGAAAACTGGGTAGATCTTTTGAAAACTTTATTAATCACAGTTTATGTAGCGTACTTTGGTTCTCGTGGAGCTGAAAAATTTCAAGCTATTAGAAAAAAGTAAATATCATATAAAATAAGTGATTATATTTTAGAACAATAAAATCAAATTAAATACTATGAAAAAATTATTAATAAGCATGTTTATGCTTTTAAGTGTAATAACCTACGCGCAAGAAATTTCTGATCTTCAAGGTTTGTGGAAAGGTAAAAACTCAACTTACTACGTTGCAATTTTAAATGATGGTGAAAAATTCACTTTAACAAATTTTTCTATTAAAAAAGGTGATACTATAAAAGAAGTTGTAGTAGAAGAAGGAAAAAATTACATTATAACAAATATTTTTGTTGAACGTAATAAACATAGTGTAAATATAAAGTACACTATAATAGATAATAATACAATATTGTGCGAATTTTTTGGATCAAGCACTAACATAAGTAAATATAAACGAATTAAATTAAATTAAATGGCTGAAAATAAATTAACAGAAAAAGAGTTAAAAGAAGTACAAGAGTTACAAAATACTCTTTATAAATTAACTACAGATATAGGTGTTCTTGAAACTCAAAAACATGCAATTCTACACGAATTAGCTGGTGTAAATCAAAAACAAGAAGAAGTTAAAAAAACATTAGAAGATAAATACGGTTCTATTAACATCAATTTAAAAGACGGTACTTTCGAGTTACAAGAAGAAAATGAATAATGTTATAAGAAAAATTAGCATTGGAGCTGATTATAAGAATGAAGCAATGCATTATTCTGTAGGACAACAAGTTTATGGTGGACATGAAATATCCCATATATTGTTAGATGAAAAAGACAAGTCTTATAATATTCACATAAAAAAACAAAATGAAATATTACCATGGAAGAAATTTAATTCTAATATGGCTATATCCATTGAGTACGATTTAGAATATTAATGAAAAGTTTATATGATTTTATTGTAGAACCTTTAGGTGACCGATATGCAAATACTAAAAAAATAGGTGAAAAGAATTTAATTTTAAATACTAAAATTGAATCTTGGAAATTTGTTAATAGACTTGCGGTAGTTTTAGAAACTCCAATAGCTATAAAAACTTCTATTAAAAAAGGAGACATAGTCGTAGTTCATCAAAATGTTTTTAGAAGATTCTATAACATGCAAGGTAAACAAAGTAACAGCAGATCTTATTTCAAAGATAATATGTATTTTGTAGGTATGGATCAAATATATTTATATAAAAATAATAAAACTTGGAAATCTTTTGGTGACCGTTGTTTTATAAAACCAATAAAAAACTCTTCTTCTCTAGACAATAGAAAAGAAACTCCTCACATTGGAATGGTTAGAATTGGTAATAATAAGTTAGAGGCATCTCAAATCAACCCAGGAGACAAGATAGGGTTTAAACCAGGTGCTGAATGGGAGTTTGTTGTAGACGACGAACGTCTTTATTGTATGAAATCAAATGATATAGTTATAAAATATGAATACGAAGGAAACGAAGTTGAATATAATCCAAGCTGGGCACATAGCAGTTGAGGAACTTATTAAAGTTGCTAAAGAAGCTATTGTAGATACCGCGGATGATATATCAGCTGATAGATTAAAAAATGCAGCTGCTACAAAAAAATTAGCTATATTCGATGCTTTTGAAATTCTTAATAGAATTGAAGAGGAAAAGAATATGCTAGAGGATAAACCAAAAGTAGAAGATAAAAAAGAAATTACATTTCGTGGTTTTGCTGAAGGAAGATCTAAATAATGTACAAGCAAAATTTATATAATATTTTAACAGATCACGTTAAGCCTAAGGTTCTTAAAAGAAATAACAAATATAAGAAATGGGAATATGGTTATAACGAGGAATATGATTTTATAGTAATAAGTAAAAATGGAACTATAGGTGATATTTATGAAATACAAGGTTTAAAAATAGCTATACCTCAACAACCTAAAGAGATAAAATCTTTTGAAAATAATAAATGGACAAGAACTCCATTACCAAAAGTTCTTAAAAAAATTAAAAGTGTTTTTGAATGGGATAAATATCCTGATGATTTTAAAGAAAAATGGTATGATTTTATTGATATAGAATTTACCAGAAGAGATGAAGGATTTTGGTTTAAAAATAAACAAAAAAATCTTTATTTAACAGGAACACATTACATGTACTTACAGTGGAGTAAAATCGATGTTGGACCACCTGATTTTAGAGAAGCAAATAGATTATTCTTTATATTTTGGGAAGCGTGCAAAGCAGATGATAGATGTTATGGTATGTGTTATTTAAAAAATCGTAGATCTGGATTTTCATTTATGGCTTCAGGAGAAGTTGTTAACTTAGCTACAATATCAAGTGATTCAAGGTATGGTATATTGTCTAAAACAGGTCCAGATGCTAAGACAATGTTTACAGATAAAGTTGTACCTATATCAGTCAATTATCCTTTCTTTTTTAAACCTATTCAAGATGGTATGGATAGACCTAAAACAGAATTAGCATATAGAGTACCAGCTTCAAAGTTTACAAGAAGAAAAATTATAAGCGGAGAGGTTGTTGCGGAGTTACAAGGTTTAGATACTACTATTGATTGGAAAAATACTGGAGATAATAGTTATGATGGTGAGAAATTAAAACTATTAGTTCATGATGAAAGTGGTAAATGGGAAAGACCTAATAATATATTAAATAATTGGCGAGTTACAAAAACTACTCTTAGATTAGGATCAAGAATTATTGGCAAATGCATGATGGGATCAACATCAAACTCTTTAGATAAAGGTGGTGGAAATTTTAAAAAACTATATGAAAGCTCAGACGTCAATAAAAGAAATGCAAACGGTCAAACGCGTAGCGGACTCTATAGTTTGTTCATTCCTATGGAATGGAACTACGAAGGATACATTGATTCTTATGGCGTACCTGTATTCGATACACCCATTGAGCCAAAAGAAGATCCTCATGGCCAAAAAATTAAATTAGGAGTATTAGATTATTGGAAAAATGAAGTAGATGGTTTAAGTGAGGATCAAGATGCTTTAAATGAATTTTACAGACAGTTCCCAAGAACAACTAAACACGCGTTTAGAGATGAATCTAAGAACTCTTTATTTAATTTAACTAGAATATACCAACAAGTAGATTGGAACGCTGATATCAAACATAGTAATGTTGTAACACAAGGTTCTTTTGCTTGGGTAGGAGGAATTAAAGACACTAACGTAATATTTGTTCCAAATAAAAACGGTAGATTTTTTGTTTCATGGGTTCCACCACAAAGATTACAAAACAATATAATTACTAAATTAGGAAGAAAATATCCTGCCAATGAAAACTTAGGAGCCTTTGGTTGTGATAGTTACGATATATCAGGAACAGTAGATGGAAGAGGATCTAATGGATCTTTACACGGTTTAACTAAGTTTAGCATGGAAGAAGTTCCACCTAATCATTTCTTTTTAGAATATATAGCTAGACCACAAACAGCAGAGATATTTTTTGAAGATGTACTTATGGCTTGCGTGTTTTACGGTATGCCAATATTAGCAGAGAATAACAAACCTAGACTGTTATATCACTTTAAGAGAAGAGGTTATAGAGCTTATGCAATGAATAGACCTGATAAAATTTATAATAAGTTATCAGTAACAGAGAAAGAGATCGGTGGAATACCTAACTCTAGTCAAGATATAATTCAAGCGCATGCCGCTGCTATTGAGACTTATATTGAAGAAAGAGTAGGATTATTAGAAAATCTTAATTACGGGGACATGTATTTTCAAAGAACGTTAGAAGACTGGGCAAAATTTAATATAAATAATAGAACTTCACACGATGCTTCTATTAGTTCAGGATTAGCTATCATGGCATGTAATAAAAATAAATATAGACCAATTCCTAAGTTGATTAAACAGAAGTATGATTTAGGTATAAAAAAATACGACAATAGTGGTTCGTTATCAAAAATTATAGATTAAATGAAGATAAATTATAATACTAATAGTACATTTCCTAGCCAAGTTGTTAGTGACGGTGAAAAAGCCACTTTGGAATATGGTACGCAAGTTGCGCAGGCTATAGAACAAGAATGGTTTAATCAAGGCAGAACTAACGGTAACAGATACTTAACTACTTGGAACAATTTCAATAGTCTAAGATTGTACGCAAGAGGTGAACAACCTGTAGAAAAATATAAAGATGAATTATCTATTAATGGTGATTTGTCTTATCTTAATTTAGACTGGAAACCAGTTCCTATCATATCTAAATTTGTTGACATACTAGTTAATGGTATTTCTAGTAAAAACTACGAAATAAACGCATATGCTCAAGATCCTGAATCTTTAGCGAAAAGAACTAATTACGCTGAGATGCTAGCACAAGATATTTTTGCTAGAGAAACAATGAACCAAATAGTAGAAAAATTAGATTCTTCTTTATTTAATACAACAATTCCAGAAAGTAAACTTCCTCAAGATGAAACTGAGTTAGAATTACATATGCAACTTAGTTACAAACAGGCTATAGAAATTGCTGAAGAAGAGGTTATAAATCAAGTACTAGATACAAATAGATGGGAGTTAACTAAACGAAGAATTAATTATGATTTAGTTACTTGTGGTATTGGAGCTTGTAAAACTAATTTTAATCTTTCTAATGGTATAACAGTTGATTACGTTGATCCAGCTTATTTAATATATTCTTATACAGAAGATCCAAATTTTGAAGATATATATTATGTTGGTGAACTAAAACCAGTTACTTTAGCTGAAATAGCAAAACAATTTCCACAATTAGAAGATGCTACTTTAGAAAAAATCCAACAACAACAAGGAAGTAGAAGTTACATGTATGGGTATGGTAATGGTCCATCAGATCAAAACACTATTCCATTATTATATTTTGAATACAAAACTTATAGCGAACAAGTATTTAAAATAAAAGAGACAGAATATGGATTAGAAAAGGCATTAGAAAAACCTGATACTTTTAATCCACCAGAAAATGATAACTTTGAAAGAGTAGGTAGAACTATAGAAACACTATACAGAGGAGTTAAAGTTCTGGGTACTGATATTATGTTAAGATGGGAGTTATGTCCTAATATGACTAGACCTAAAGCTGATACTACAAAAGTAGAAATGAACTATGCTATTTGCGCACCAAGAATGTACAAAGGTAGAATTGAGTCTACTGTTGGTAGAATAACTGGTTTTGCAGATATGATTCAATTAACACATCTTAAACTACAACAAGTTATAGCTAGAATGGTACCAGATGGTGTATTTTTAGACATGGATGGTTTATCTGAGGTTGATTTAGGTAATGGTACAAATTATAATCCAGCAGAAGCACTTAACATGTATTTCCAAACTGGTTCTGTTGTAGGTAGATCACTTACTCAAGATGGCGATGTTAATAGAGGTAAAATACCAATACAAGAGTTATCTACAGGATCTGGACAAGCTAAAATACAAAGTTTAATATCTACTTATAATTATTATTTACAAATGATAAGAGATGTTACTGGATTAAATGAAGCAAGAGATGGTAGCACGCCAGATAGAGATACTTTAGTAGGTTTACAAAAAATGGCAGCTAATGCTTCTAATATTGCTACTAAACATATTAATAACAGTAGTTTGTTTTTAACTTTAAGAATGTGTGAAAACATATCTAAAAAAGTTAGCGATATGCTAGATTATCCTTTAACAGCTAATTCATTAAAAAATAGTATAACTAATTTTAATAGTATTACTTTAAAAGAAGTAGATAAATTAAACTTACATGACTTTGGTATTTTCTTAGATCTTGAACCGGATGACGAAGAAAAAGCGCAATTAGAACAAAACATACAGGTTGCTTTATCAAGCGGAGGTATTGACTTAGAAGATGCTATTGAAATAAGACAAATACGTAGTTTAAAATTAGCTAATCAAATGCTAAAATTACAACGTAAAAAGAAACAACAGTACGAAAGACAGATGCAGTCTGAAATGGCTCAACAACAAGCTTCAGCTAATACTCAAGCTACTCAAGCAGCTGCTGAATCTGAAGTACAGAAACAAGAGGTTTTAACTAATCAAAAAATTAATTTTGAGCAAGCTAAGTCTCAAATGGAGATTGAGCGTATGAGAAGTGAAGCTGAAATTAAGCGTCAGTTAATGGCTGAGGAATTTAATTACCAAGTACAGTTAGAGCAAATTAAAATGCAGACAGGAAATGCTCGTGAAAAAGAAATAGAAGATCGTAAAGATAAAAGAACAAGAATAGCAGGATCACAGCAAAGTGCTATGATAGATCAAAGACAAAATGATTTAATGCCTACTAATTTTGAAAGACAAAGTCAAGAAGGCGAGATGCCACCAATGGCTTAATTATTAATTATTTAATTATATTATATTATGGGAAACCAAAAAGCGGCCGTAGAGGTCAAACAAGAGGGTGACTTTAAGATGAAGTCAAAACCTAAAGATTTAGGACATGTAACAAATGCTCCTGCAAAAATTGATTTAACTGCTCCAGAAGCTACAGGAAAAATAGTTCCTAAAGTAGCTAAAATGGATTTAACTAAAAAACCTAAAGAACATGCCATTCCAGAGCCAAAAACAACAGGATTATCTGATGAAGAACGAGCCGAAGGTTTACAACAAGTGGATGAAGGCGTACGGTCCGTACAAGAGTCAGAGCCCGATACAGATGTTAAAGTCGATGATGCGACCGAACAAGTAATAGAAGAAATTACAGAAACTGAAAACTTTGATACAAAAGAAGAAAAACCTCAATTAATTGAAACACCTAAACTACCAGAAAATGTAGAAAAATTAGTTTCATTTATGGAAGAAACAGGTGGAACAGTAGAGGATTATGTAGAACTTAATAAAGATTATTCTAAGTTAGATGGTGATCAATTATTAAAAGAATACTTAAGAAAAAATAAACCTCATTTAGATAAAGATGATATTGAACTTATAATGGAAGATTATAAAATCGATGAAGATTTAGACGAGGAAAAAGATATACGAAAAAAGAAGTTAGCATACAAAGAAGCTGTGGCTAGCGCAAAACAGGATTTAGAAACAAAAAAATCTCAATATTACGCTGAGATTAAACAACGTCCTGGAGTAACACAAGATCAGCAGAAAGCTACTGACTTTTTTAATCGTTTTAATAAACAGCAAGAAACTATAAAGCAATCACAAGAGCTTTTCAAAAAAAGAACTAATAATTTATTTCAAACTGATTTCAAAGGTTTTGATTACGAGGTAGGAGATAAAAAATTTAGGTATAAAGTAAAAGATCCTGTGAAAATAGCTGAAAGTCAATCTAATATTAAAAACTTTGTTAACAAGTTTGTTGATAAAAAAGGAAATATTAGTGACACAGAAGGTTATCATAAAGCTTTATATGCTGCGATGAATACAGATAAACTAGCCTCTCATTTTTATGAACAAGGCAGAGCGGATGGTATTAAAAATTTAGTACAACAATCAAAAAATCCAAGTGCAGAAGCGCCAAGGCAAGTTGCCAGTGGGGATGTGTTTGTAGGAGGGTTTAAGGTTAAAGCTGTTAGTGGAGCTGATTCATCAAAATTGAGAATAAAAAAAAGAAAATTTAACTAATTAAAAACTAAAAATTATGGCTTTACAACCGCAGTTTGGAAGTTTAGTACCTTCCCAAACTCAACAATTGCTAGCTACTAATTATTTGCAATGGACAAATAATGGTGGTGGTGCGGGTATACCAGCTAATTTCAGTGATTTTGCAGCGCAATATCTACCTGAAATTTACGAACAAGAAGTAGAAAGATATGGTAACAGAACGTTATCTGGTTTCTTAAGAATGGTCGGTGCTGAATTACCAATGACAAGTGACCAAGTAATATGGTCCGAACAAAATAGATTGCATATTGCATATGATAACTGTACTTTTGTATCTGCTACAGGAGTTGTTACTATTAACCCAGGTGCTGTTGCAGGAGTAATTAACGTTATTTCCTTCAATGCTACTGTGGTTCTTATGGATGACTTTGGCGCAGAAGCAAAATGTTTCGTAAGTGCGAGTACTCCTGGTGCTGCTGGAACAATTACTGTACAACCTTACACCGCTGCAACTTTAGCTGCTGCTGGATTAGTAGGTGCTGTAAAAGTATTTGTATACGGTTCTGAATACGCAAAAGGATCCTCAACACCTAACAATACGGCTGCAGCAGGTGCTGCGTCTAACGGTTATGTTAGTGTTACTCCTTCATTCACTCAATTCTCTAACAACCCATTAATCATTAGAAGTAAATATACTGTTAACGGTTCTGACACTGCTCAGATCGGTTGGGTAGAAGTTGCTACTGAAGATGGAACTGGTGGTTACTTATGGTATCTAAAAGCTGAGTCTGAAACAAGACTAAGATTTGAAGATTACCTAGAAATGATGTGTGTAGAAGGTGAGATCGCTGCTCCTGGTTCTGCTGCTTTAGCAAACGGACAAATAGGAACGCAAGGTCTTTTCGCTGCTATACAAGCAAGAGGTAATGTACAAGTTGGATTTAGCGCTGCTACTGGAATAAGTGACTTTGATGATATTCTTAGAAACTTAGATACTCAGGGAGCTATTGAAGAAAACATGTTATTTTTAGACAGACAAACTGCTCTAGATTTTGATGATATGTTAGCTCAAATCTCTGCTGGTCAAGCTGGTGGTACTGCTTATGGATTATTTGAAAACTCAGAAGAAATGGCTTTAAACTTAGGTTTTAGCGGTTTCAGAAGAGGTTCTTATGACTTTTATAAAACAGACTGGAAATACTTAAACGACGCTTCAACGCGTGGTGGTATGACTGGACCTGCTTCTATTGAAGGAGTATTAATCCCAGCTGGTACAACTACTGTTTATGATCAAATTTTAGGAACTAACATCCGTAGACCTTTCTTACACGTAAGATATAGAGCGTCTAATGCTGATGATAGAAGAATGAAATCTTGGTTAACAGGATCTGTTGGTGGAGCATTTACTAGTGATCTTGATGCTATGGAAGTTAACTTCCTATCTGAAAGATGTTTAGTAACTCAAGCTGCTAACAACTT